AAAGATACTATTATTCATCAAACATCAACTCCTTCTGTGAAGCCTTCTTGTGTTTTTAAGTTAAGATAACATTGTTTTAGTAAGTTTTCTTGGTCTGCACCATCAGTTACATCTAATGGAAATCGGTAATTAAATCCTGTGATTGGTGATTTATCACTTGTGTATGCGCTTGCATCCATAAAAACTAAACCACCATAAGTTATTGTAAAAGATTTAGTACCATCCTCTGCAACTTCTTTATCCATCCTAAACTCTCTTATTACTGCGTGTGCTTCTGCACAAGTTAATCCAAAGTTTGCTTCTATACTAACTCTCAAAGCCATTTTTATTCACCTTTCTTTGCAGTAACTTTATTGTTTGTGATTTGGTATGCTTCCATGTCTAAATTATGTTGTTTTTGCATCTTTTCTAAATCTAGGTCATGTTTTAATTTAAGTTCTTCGAGCATTCTTGTGTGATTATCTATTGCTTCCGATGCTGTAACGTCGCTTGCTAGTTGGTCGGGTAGAATGTTGATTTTTGCGCCTTCTTTACCCTTGAATAAATCAAGTACGCTAGTTATGATAAGAAGTGCCGGACCACCCAGCAAACCAATAACTGTTAGTTGACTGTCTGTAATATCCCTTTCTTCAACTATACTGTAATATGAAGCGGTGGCGGCAATAACAACCCAAGCAAGTACAACACCTAGTCCAAAAGTAAGCATCAAATACTCATTGGGGTTACTCATTTTCATTCTTGCCATGTTATTCGCACCAGCACCATGTCTTATTAATACTCCTATGAAAGACCCCAAAAAAAATAAAAAAGTATAGAATATTACTAAGTAATAATCATTCCATACTATCGCTTGCACCATCCTGTGTATTCTCTCTAGGCAGTTCGCCTACATTATTTGGTGTTTCTACATTCTTTCTTTGGTCGCCTTCTCTACCCGCACTTGGTAAGTTAAGATTATCTAAAGATTGATTTAGTGTAAGTAGACCTGCGTTGTAACCCATTACTGTTCTTTGCATTATGTTTAGTGGTGTTTCACTATCCATAGCCTCAAACTTAATAGTTGGTAAATCTTGTTTGCGGTATTTTATACCTAACAAGTCTAAGTGCGTCATAAATATTTTTGTTGCTGATTCGCTCAAGATTCTGTGCATACGACTAATTGCTTGCACAGCCCACAGGTTAGCATTGAATGTTGCTGCGAATGTAGAGCCTTTCTCTTGACCTGCCGCAACTCTAGGCACTTGTAACACAGCCGCAATATCAGCATTGATTGTGTCTAAGAATCCTGTGTTATTTGGTAAACTGTTACCAACATCTACATGATGTAACTCTACGTAATGTGGTAGCACAGGTATTTGGTCGCCTCGCAGTCCCTCGAATAGAGATATAACCTCATCCATAATATGTTGCAGTCTTTGGTTTTGTTCTGCGGGGTCTTGTATGTGTTCGATAGCAGATTTGTCTATTGTAATAAATTGTTTTGTCATAGAGTCCTCTAAAGAAACTCTGTTGTTCATACTGTTATATTTCATTCGTATTGGTTGTTTTAATGATGTAAATCTACTAGCGCCCCATATACCATAGGTACGACGTAATTTATTATCAGTAAACCAATTAGAACGATAATCTATTCTAACGTGTAGTATTTCATTTTTTGGTATAGCACGTTCATAGGATGTACCTTCTCTCAACATATAGATGTTAGCATTGATGATTGGATTATCTTCGTCAGCAACGAAATAAGAACCTAAACCACCTCTTTCATCAACTATGGTAATTTGTTTTACGGGTAAACTTTGTATGTCAGTAATACCAACACCTTGTTTGCCGACTATTTTGTTTATGTCATTTCCGTAAACCATAAGACTTCGCATAGCGTTAATCATAATATCATCGAAGTCAAGCGTCTCTTCTACTAACTCACGTATTGCATCTCTTATCTGAGCATTTCTACCGTTGGCATAATTTATCTCATAGTTGTTAGCCGTAAGAGAAACAGCACGAACAGCACCGTTTAGTTCGGGGTCTAACTTTAACATACTATCATAAAGGTCAAACTCATTGTCATGATTGCTGTCCTTTCTCAATCTTTCAGTATCACGTACAATATCTGGTACGCCCGCCACTTGATTGAAGGGTTCTATCATCATACCTGCTCTTTGTATAATTGGGTTAGGATTCTCTTTTTTGGTGTTTCCACGAAATATATTCCACCTGCTACGCTCTGCCATAACATATCGAGAGTATAATTGACGTTTAATAGTTCGTTTTTATTTTTTTTAATGTTTTTGTAATTTACTGAAAGAATAAAACGCTTTACTGCGGCATTTTTTTATTTTTTTTTATTTTTTTCTTTAATGTAGAGAAGTTAACTACGTTAACTATTATAGTGGGTGGGGGTTTACCAAACATATTATAGAAGAAATAAAAATAATTACGCATAGCCTAGCAGTCTAGCGGTTTATTTATTTTGTAAAACACCAACTTAATAGAAATTATTATGCTAATACTTATATATCCCTTCAAATTATTCTTGTTTATGCGAAGAGTGCATGGAGGCAAAGACCTCATTGAGAAGTTTGCGAAAGATAGAAGTTTTACTAATATTAGTGAGTTTGCTGAGTTTCTACACGAAATAGAACCAAAGCGTACAAAGAATGCGTGGAGATGTAGTATTCAGAGATGGATGAAGGAAGGAAACGACCCTTTCAAGAAAACAGAAGAATATCACAATGTTGAAACTAATCATACTAAAGTATATTATGATGAGGCGGCAGATAAGTACCTTGTAGTTATGGAAGCGTTAGATGGTTTCTATGTAGTAGAGGGAGAAAAACACAGGGCTATGAAAAAGGCTTATTCTCACACAGGTGGCAACTTAACAGTAGAAGAAATGGCTAGAGAGTTTGAGATGCCACCTACTTGGGTTAGTGAATATGTTAGAGTCAACAAATGGACTCATGGTATGCAGCCTTTTACAAATAGAGAAGTAGAAAACAATACTGTTGACGATTTGGTTGATGAAATACTCGCCATGCGTAAAATAGAGATTATGAAAAAGGCAGAACACAAAAAATGGCGACAAGTTGAGAAAGATGCCATGAAATACAACTACTTTAACGAGACAGTTAAGAAAGATTTTCTTGAGATTGCACAAAAGTGGAAACCTGCTTCCGTAAAGCGTACTAAAAGTAAAAGTAAAGGAGATTTTGCTGTTGTTCTTTCACCTACCGACTTACATTTTGGTAAATATGGTTGGGTTGATGAAGTCGGGCAACAATATGACTTAGAAGAAGCGAGACACAGAGTTCTTACAAAAACAGAAGAGTTGTTAAACAGACTACCTAGTGCGCCCGAAAAGTTTTATGTTGGTGTGGGTAGTGATTGGTTTCATGTAGATAATGATGTAGGTACAACTACTAAAGGCACAGCACAAGACATGGCCGCTACACCTGCACAGATTTTGATGGAAGGTTGCGACCTTGCTAGGCAACACATTGATTTATTACGTACTGTTTCTGAGGTAGAATTGATATTTATGGGTGGCAATCACGATAGACACACAAGTATTATGTTGATGATGTATCTTGATGCTTACTACAAAGATTCTGATGATGTGAATGTAGTAGTTTCTCCCGAAATTAGACAATACGTTACTTATGGTAATAACCTAATTGGTTTTACTCATGGCGACGGTAAAGTTATGAACAAACTAAACGCTTTGATGGCTCACGAACAAAGAAAGGCTTGGGGTGTAACTGAACATAAACTTTGGTTTCACGGACATTTGCATCATCAACAAATGCGTGAAGCGGGCGGTTGTCTAGTAATTCAACTTCCTAGTTTGGCGGGTGAAGATAGATACCACAGTCGTAACGGATATGTTATGGCTAAAGCGGGTTTGTCTGCATATATTATTCACAAAGAAGATGGTTTGATAGGTAGTTTGTTTGCTCCGGTGGTACATAATGAATAGATGGACTAGCGCTAAGTGTTGGTCCTGTGGTTGGGAAGCACCACGCATACAAATGGAAAAGGCGGTAGAAGGCATTTGTCCTCATTGTGGTAAAAAAGATTTACATCCGAGGTGATACTATGAGTTTTATGCAAGATTTTTCTATGGAGCGCAGTCGTAAAGACATTAAGTATTTCTATCAATGGTTAGGATATACTTGGGGCGAACACATAGGGGAATGGATGGATATGTACGGAAATAGAAAAGGCTCAGAAGTACATCGTGTTTGTGTTATTGCACCGAGGGACCACAGTAAATCAACTACTCTTAGGGTAAAACTATTACATCAATGTTTGTTTGAGAAGAAAGGAAATGGCAAACCGTTTACTTGTTGGTTGATTTCTGCTAGTAAAGATACTGCTATTAGAAGATTACAAGAGATAAGAGAGGATATGAAACAACACCCTCAGTTGTCTAGATATTTAGACCCCAAGAAAGGTAACAA